AGATTTAAGAAAAGACTTGATTCTAACAGAAGCAGGCCTTGAAGTATCTCTTCCAGAAACTCATGCTTTATTAAACATTATGAATATATAAGGAGGGTATGAATAATGAGAAGTGATGCAATAAATAAAAACAGTAACAGTTATCTTGAATTAGAACCTGTAAGCGGAGGTGTTATTGAATTAGGTACTAAAAAAATTCAAACTTTCGTTGGTAGTTTGGCAAATATAACTGCTTCAAGTACTCAATACGCAGACGATGATATTATGGAATATCTAGGTACTTTAGATATTAGCGTGCCTAGTGGGTTTCATACGCCAAGTAAAATTGTAATTGAAAAAGTAGCTTTTTCATGCAATACAGTAAGTGGAGGTACTCATATTGGTAATTTCCAATTAAGTGCGACAGGAAATTCCGCTGAAAATGGCGCAGTATCTACTGGAACTGAAATTGCTGGTGCTGGTGCAACATATGTTAATACTGGATTAAACGCAACAGAAGCTGATTTAAATTTTAATTCAGCTGGAGTTACTTTAGTTCAGTCTGGTGTTGTAGTAGCAACAAGTTTGGTTCATTTGTATGCTTGTACAACAACTACACTTGATGGCGATTTTACAGCAGGAAGATATACTGTTCAAATTGAATATAGTGTATTATAATCCGAAACAATAAGGATTAATAGTTTTGTAGAACTATGGGAGTTGTCGTATAAAGGGCAGCTCCCGAATCTACTAAAAATTTTTTATTAACTTAACAAACCCATTCACGCATAGCCAATGCTTAGGGTAGGAGGTGAAAATGGCAGTAAATAAAGGTTTAATTAAATATACTGTAGCGGAAGCACAGAACATGCAATTAGGACAAGGTCGTACCGCATTATTAGATAGTACTAATGCATATACAGTAAGTTTAAGAGGTGAGGATACCGCAGTAGTAGCAATACAAATTATTCAAGATGCTAAATTTCAAGCTTTAACAGCTCAATTTAAAGATTTTCATATTGGAACTAATCAAACTGATGGAATATATACTGATAAAGGTTGTGGAGACTTGATTGCAAATACTATGGTTGTACCAGCTGGTATTACTTTATATGGAAGATGGACAACTGTTGATTTAGCATCAGGTGTTGTACTTTTATATTTGGGGTCTTAATATGGGTATTGGAATGTGTAGCCAAAGAAGACTTTTTAATGTCCCTGGATTAAAATGTGGTACTGGTAAATATGCAAAAAGACAAACTGATTCTGATTTTGATGACTTAACTGATTTTACAGTATTGCAATTTGTATATGCAGATGGCGGTGAAGGTGGCGGAGGATTTACCGCTAATACTTCTACTTTTAGTATGTGGGATGGAACTGATGGAATTTATACACTTCAAAGCGGAACTGGTCAAAATAGAAGCGATTATTTTTTAGGTAAAGGAACATCAGGTTTTGGAACAAGTACTGCAAATTTAGGTGGAGTAGCTGGGTATGAATGGGGAGGAATTAGTGTTACCACACAAAGAGACAACGGCGTGTATGCATGGGCATATACATTTGATGCAAGTTTATCTGAAGATGAATCAAAGGCTTTTTCATGGTCTTTAAATAAAGCAGAAATATCAGATTCTGATGATAATTCTGAAAGTAATCTTGGAACATTGGGAACATCTACAGATATAAGGCTTGGTTTATGGACTAGCAATGGTACTAACTCAAATTATAATGTTAATTCTGGAATTAAAATAGGAAAAACTGCTATTTGGAAAAGTGCTTTAACTCAAGCTGAATTAAGACTATTAGTAAATTATAATGGTTCTACGGGTTCAATGATATATGATGTATCTGGTAGATATGGAGCTGCTGGATATACAGCTCTTGGAGTAGCTCAACCTAATCATGAATGGATACCAAAAGTAGATAGTGCTGTAGCAGTAACAGCTATTGCTGATACAGGTAGTGATGGTGGAAAAGCCTTGAGTTTTGTTGGTTCTCCTAAAATTGCATTTCATGGAGCATATTAATATGTCAAGATTGAAATATGTAATAATACCCACAAACGAAGTTACCAATGAAATGAGAAATTCTAGTGATATAGAATTATTGAGTCCTGATAAATCTAAAACAGTATTTGATTATATTGGAAATAAACCATCTGTATTTAATTCTTATGATGAGCTATCTCTTTTAGAGTGGCAAAACATATATAATGATTCAAATGGCGCTTCATTCTGGAACCCTTATCCAGATGGATTTGAGTAATAGAAAAAAATGTATTAAATTACAGGAGAGAAATGAAAAGAATTATAACATATTATTGTGATGATTGTAAAAAATGTGTTGATTTTGAAAGAAATGCTACACCCTTATGTAAGTGTGGTAAATTATTCGGAGTTAAGAAAAATGTTTCTGATTATAATATTAATATGAGAAAATCAGCATGGAGTGGTCAAACAAAAGTAGAATTTAGTACAACGACAATTGACCAAGATATTGCAGATAGGAATAAAAGATAATGGCTTTTGATACTCAAATATTAGATTTAGTTAATAATTCTGATTTTAATGACCAAGTAGCGATGGATGGTTGGGCAACAGATGCAGTAAAAGAAATAATTAATATTCTTCCTCCTAAATTAAAACAAAAATGCTCTAAAGTTACTAACTTATATATTGACAATACTAATACAACTATGGATTTAGATGATGCTGGTGAAATATTATATGTTACTCGTGAAAATGCTAATTCTGGATATTATATTGGATGTAGAGAAATATCTCCCTTATTAGCAGATTCAGCTAATGATTCATCAAGTCTTAATTATGCAACTGCTACTGACCCTGTTTATTGGACTGAAAGCAATTCAAGTGGTCATCCTACTTTATTTGTATTACCAACTCCAACTGCGGCTCAACCTGCTAAAATTATTCATATTTCATATCCAACAGTTGATGTTAATGTTGATTCTACTATTAATAATTTTCCAAATGAAGCTGAATATTTAGTAGTATTATATGTAGCTATTAAAGTAGCAGAGTCATTATTAGTTAGCGAAGAAGATATTGAATTATTTGCTCCAATTATTGGTACATTAAAGCAAGATTATGATAAGGGTATACAAATGTTAGTAGCTCAAGGAATACCTCAACCACAGCAAAGAGAGGGAAGATAATGACAGCTAAAAAAATTATAGAACAAATAGAAAAGCTATTTGGTAGACAATCTGAACAATATATGTTTCAATTAATTAATGACGCACTAGATGATATTGCATCTCATAAAAGAAATTTTACATCTTCAAAAACTACAGATTTAAAAAAACATCAAAGATGGTATTCATTAGATGATGATGTTGTAGATATTAAAAGAGTTGAAGTATTAGATACAAATGACAGATATGTATTAGTTCCTAAATTAGCAGATTCTCATAAAATATTAAGAGCAGATACAGATTCAAATAGTGCAACCTGGACAGCTTCAAGTGGAAGCGATGATTCATTAACATAAGGTAATTATGGCAACAAATAAAAGAACATATCCAAACGATTATTTTGCATGGTATAATGATGAAGATAGATTAGCAATTGTATGTGAAGATACAACTGCAACATCTGGTGAAAGAACAAAGGAAAAGTATGATTCATTTCAAGGTGATGGAAATTTAAGCGGAAATATAACTGCTACTTCTACATCTAGTACTGTTGTTCTTACTTCATCATCGCATGGTCTTGTTACAGGAGATAGAGTTGTAATAAGTGGAACAACAACTTATGATGGGAATAAAGAAATAACTAGAGTAAATGATAATACTTTTTCAATTACTGATTCTAATAGTACAGCCGATGAAGGAGCTTCAAGTGGAGTAACTTGGACATCATTATTTATTGATAACGGATTGAGAATTACATATACAGCGAAATACGGAACAATTGATGCACAAACAGAAGATTTAAAAACTGATGCGGGTTTAGACTCAGGATTACACCCTGCAGTTGTATGTTATTTAAAATCAAGAATGTTTGAAGATGTAGGTGATATACAAAAAGCTCAATATTTTAGAGCAATGTATGATAAAATGGTTAAACAATATCCATTGAGAAAAAGCGGAGTAAGGACTTTATCAGTACCAAGATTATAAAATAAGGCGAAATATGAGTAAATTAACTCTTGAAGAAAGAATAGATAATTTAAAAGCACAACAAGAACAAGCTAAAGAATTATTTATTAAATATGAAGGAGCAATTGAAATTCTTCAATCAATATTAAAAGAAGAATCATCTCCTAAAAAAGATAAAAAATAGTTTTTTGAAATAATAAGAGGTAAATATGGCGAATCAAAGTAAAGGGATAGTCAAAAGAGCTATCGTTACTCCAGATAAACACGTACCATTGCATGACGAAGCTGCAATAAGCGTATTAAAACAATCAATATTAAAAGTAAAACCTGATATATATATTGATTTAGGTGATTTAGGCGAATGGGGAAGTGTATCACATTGGCAATGGGCAAGAAAGAAAAAACCACCATTAGAATATATAACTCCAAGAATAGAACAAGACATAGTAGATGTTAATAAATTTTTAGATGAAATAGATGAATGTCTTGATAAAGTAAATTGTAATGAAAGATATATATGCCAAGGTAATCACGATGAATGGTTAGATTCGTTTGTAAATGAACATCCATACTTACCTCAATATAAATTTAATGATGCTTGTAATTTTAAAGATAGGGGATATAAAGTTTATCCCGCTGGATTACCTCCCGAAAAATGGTTAAAAATAGGTAAATTACATTTTTATCACGGGCATCATAAATCAGGACTACATCATGCAAAAGCTCATTTACAATTAGGTGGAAACGTAATGTATGGTCATCATCATAGTTTACAACAAGCGTCAGTTACTCATATAGATGGCCCTAAATCAGCTTGGAGTGCAGGATGTTTGAAAGACATGAGCCATGAAAAAAATAAATGGCTAAAAGGAAGAGCTATAACGTGGTCTCATGCTTTTGCAGTAGTAGATTTTTTTAGAGGTGGACTATTTACAGTTCACATAGTTCAAATAATAAATGGTAAGACATTCTTATGGGGAGAGCTTATCGATGGAAATAAAAAAGGAGTAAAATAATGGCAATAGCCACAGGAACAATGACAATTACAATTACTGAATCTCTTGATGTCGGAACAACTGTCATGGACACGGCTACATCAATAGCTGAAGAAATAACAGTTAATGATATATTTAAAAGAGTCATTTCATGCCCAACATCTGAAATAACACTATATTCTACTCATGCATCAAATGTTGCTGGCGCTACCTTCGATGAAGATTTAATAAAATATGTAAGAGTTACAAATCATGATAGCTCTAATTTTGTAACTTTAAGAATAACTGATGCTAATGCTGATGAAGTTGCTTTAAAGTTAGCAAGTGGAAATAGTTTTATAATATGGACTCATAAAACATCTTTTTCAGCAGCAGATGCAGCAACAGCAGGAGCAGTTAACGCAGATATAGTAAGCATGGAAGCTCAAGCTGATACTGCCGCATGTGATTTAGAAATATTAATAGCAAGTTAAAAGGATAAGAAATGGCAACAACAATAAAAAGTTCAAGTTTAAAATTAAGTATACAAGAATCTATATTGCTTGATGGAGTTCAACAAGGCTCTACAACTACTAAAATAATAAGCGGTATTAATAATGTATTTAAAAGATTAGTTACTTGTACTGCAAGTCAAACTACAACTGTAATGACTTTTAATGCTACAGTACATGGAGCTGCAGGTGCAATTGATTTACAAGATGCTAAATATATTAGAATAACGAATAAAGATGACACTAATGCTTTGGAATTAGCTGTAGTCGGAGCTGCTACATTATATCAAGTAGAATTAGCTGCTGGTGAGAGCCATATATTAGGCAACCCAGAAGCATTAATGTTAGCTGAAGCTGACACATCGCCAAGTTTTGGTACAATGGCAGATTTAAGTTCTATTCAAGTTAACCCAGGTGGAAATGCTATAACTGTAGAGGTTTTTGTAGCAAGCGCAGTATAAAATATGAGGAGTGAATCCGTCACAATGGAACAGTATGTTAAAAGTATATTAGGAGATTATGCTTTCTTAATAATAACAGGAAGTATATTATTTATATTTAAATCTACTATAGAATCAGCTGTTGAAGGATTAAAAATCTTTCTTGGTAACGATTTAAATACAGATGACGTTATTCATTTTGATGGTAAGCCTGCTCGTGTTGTACGTGTAGGTATTTGGAAAACAATATTATTTGTATATTCTGTTGGATGTGCAAATGGTAAACCCTATGTTAAAGGTGGCAATAAAATCGCAGTTCAAAATGGTCAATTAAAAAACCATACTATTGAAAAGCCATTACCAATGCTAGATTTATCTAAATGGGATAATTGTGAGGATGAAGAATGAAGGACACATTAAGAGTTTTATCTACTTACCCTGAGATAGGTATGGGTACAAGTTTTTTCTCAACATTAATAGGCTTTTTAAAGGTTTTAAACCCTATTCTGACGTTTGTATCATTATCAATAGGCATAGTTGTTGGATTAATGACTTTATACGCTAAAATTAAGGGGTGATAATGAGCGAAATTTTATCATTCCTTGCTGGGTTTTTATTGATATTTGGAATTGGATTGGTAATATATTGTAAAATAATGCTAGACATAGAAGTAGTTTTAGATGATGATGAGGATGATTGGCTTGAATAATATGTGGAAAAAACAATTTGAAGAAGAATTAA